TGGTAAGGCATACGACGGCAACACCGCAGCTCTAGGCAAACTAGGCATCGGACTATCTTCAGCAGAGCTCAAGGCGATGTCATTCGAAGAGACGCAGACAAGGCTTTCGGATCTATTCGGTGGAGCGGCCGCAGCTAACGCAGACACATTCGCCGGACGACTTCAGATTCTCAAAGTCACATTCGATGAAGCGAAAGAATCAGTCGGTGCGCAACTTCTGCCAATCATTCAGCGACTAGTCGAATTCGTTGTGAATGAAGTTGTGCCGGCACTTGGAAAATTCGCTGACTTTTTTAAGCCAATCACAAAAGCAATCGACGACAACAAAGAAGCTTTCACAGAGTTTATTGGATTCGTTCAAAAATACGTCGTGCCGGTTCTAGTCACAGTCTTAGGAGGAGCTTTCAAGGTTGTCGGCGAAATCGCTGGCGGAATTATCAACGTCATCGGCGCGGTAATCTCTGGCCTAAACGCGTTAATCTCTGGAGCCGTAGCTGGAATCAATGCTCTCATTCGTGTCTATAACTCAATTCCATTCTTGCCTAACGTTTCACAGATTTCAGCTCCATCAATTAGCGTTCCAAAGGTGACAATTCCAAAGACAACTACTTCGACATCTAGCATTCCTACAATCTCCGTTCCAAGTGTTACGGCTTCAACGGGAACAGGATCTACGACAACATCATCGGCTAGCGGAGTAAAATCAGCCGCGTCCGGCGCTGCCAATGTCAGCTCTGCTTTTCCATTTGGCACTTCTGGCGTTGATACGACAACACTGGCCGGAATCATGAAAGCTTCTGGATCTACAATCAACGTCACAGTCAATGGCGCAATCGATGCCGAAGGTACTGCTCGGACAATCGTGAACACACTCAACGATTCTTACTATCGTGGCACTGGCGGAGCCGGCGCACTCCAGGCAATCTGATGACTCAGTGGGCTCCAGTCTGGAAAGTAACAATTCAAGGCGTCGAATACACTGACGTCGTTCTAGCCAATCTTTCAATCTCATCAGGGCGCACGAATATCTACACACAGGCTCAAGCCGGTTATTGCACAATCAATCTCATCAATCTAAATCTTGGAGCTATTACTGCTCAAATCAATGACGCGGTATCAATTCAAGTCAAGGACACTGCTGGCGCATTCGTTCCAATCTTCGGCGGATCTATTGTGGACGTGTCCGTGACCGTCTCACAAACTGGCTCGGTGGCAATCACTCAGGAAGTTACCATCACGGCTTTGGGAGCCCTCTCAAGGCTTCAAAAGGCCTTAACTCTAGGCGTTTTACAGAAAGATTTTGACGGCGACCAGATTTACACAATCCTTGAAGATTTACTAGTCAATAACTGGTCAGAGGTTCCAGCAGCTCTCACGTGGGCAAATTACACGCCAGCAACTACAACATGGGCTACTGCTGAAAATACAGGTCTTGGTGAGATAGATCGTCCAGGTAATTATGAGCTGGCAGCGCGTGGATCTAGTCAGACGATTACTTGGAATCTGGTGGCCGACCTCGCAACTTCCGGACTTGGTTATTTATACGAGGACGCGTCTGGACGTATCTCTTACGCAGATTCTACACATCGTTCGACTTACCTAGCCACTAACGGCTACACGGATCTAGATGCCAATCAAGCTCTAGGTCGTGGAATTAAGATTCAGACTAAGGCCGGAGATATTCGCAACGATGTATCTATCGTCTGGAAGTCTGGCACTAAAACGGCGACCGATGCAGCTTCAATCGCACTCTATGGAAAATTAGCGCAACAGATTACAACTTCGCTAGAGCACGCGACCGATGCCGAAGATCAGGCCAATTTCTATCTGACACTCAGAGCTCAGCCACAGGCATTTCTGGAATCCATCACTTTCGCACTGACGAATCCGGAAGTCGATGATGCAGATCGTGACGCTCTTATCAACGTCTTTATGGGTCAGCCGATTTCACTAGCTAATCTTCCGGCCAATATGCAATCCGGAAACTTCTTGGGCTTCATTGAGGGCTGGCGATTCCAGGCTTCTTACAATGAACTCGCAGTGACTCTTCTTGTCTCGCCACTGCCATTCTCACTCCAGGCCATGGAATGGCAAGATGTAAGTGTCGCCGAAACATTCAACACTCTCAGCCCTACACTTGACTACGCAGACGCGTTAGTCGTCAATTAAGGAGAAACGATGGCAAATCCAACTACGAACTTCGGCTGGGTCATGCCGACAAGCTCTTCGCTTGTTACAAATCTCCCAGCAGATTTCAACACATTCGGCCAGGCAGTGGACACATCGATGTCAGAGCTACTTGGTGGCACAACTGGTCAAGTTTTATCAAAGACATCAAATACAAATATGGACTTCACGTGGGTCACTCCTACGGATCAGACGCCGCTAACAACTAAGGGCGATCTATTTACTTTCAGCACAGTCGATGCGCGCCTAGCAGTAGGCACAAACGGCCAAACACTAGTGGCGGATAGTACCGCCGCTACAGGCTTGAAATGGGCTACGCCTTCAGGCGGTGGGAAAGTCTTGCAGGTTATTATGGGAACGACTTCAACAGCAATTTCAAGCAGCACATTTACCTATGTAGATACAGGTTTAACTGCAACAATTACACCAAGTGCAGCAAGTAGCAAAGTTTTAGTCCTTGTTACTCACACAGGTATTAAAAAAGATTCAGCAAATAGTGCTAACTGGCCTTTAATCCAATTGCTACGCGCTGGTACTTCAATTGTAAAATTAAGCACGGCAGAATATCTTAGCGACGTGGCACAGGTAAAGGTTGGAACAATGTCAATGGCGTATTTAGATTCGCCATCTACGACATCTGCAACAATTTACAAAACACAATTCCAAAATCCAACAAACGCTGCTTCGGTAACATTAAACGGAGCATCCGATAACACGGCAACAATTATTCTTATGGAAATAGGTGCGTAATATGGCAACAGGTGCAGAAGTATTGGGAATGTTAATACCTAATGGTTGGGTCATTGTCGGTGATGATTATGAAGGTATTCAGTTTATAGATTGCGAACCAATTACTAAGGAACAATTTGAAGCTGGCTTTGCACAATATGATGCGTGGAAAGCCGAAGAGGATGCAAAAGTCGTTGCAGCCAAAGAAGCGGCACAGGCAAAACTTGAAGTTCTTGGTTTAACTGCGGCGGACTTGAAGGCACTTGGTCTCTGATGTATCCGGACGGCACTGCTGCTCGGATCATCGAAGTCGCACTAGCTGAAGTCGGCACGATTGAGACTGGCGAAAATCTGACAAAGTACGGCAAGTTCACAAAGGCCGATGGATTGCCCTGGTGCGGATCCTTCTGCAACTGGGTCTTTCACACTGCCGGCGTCAAGATTCCATCAATGGTTTCAACGGCTGCCGGAGCTCATAAGATGAAAGAGCTTGGCCGATGGATTGAAGATAAGCCGCAGCTTGGAGATCTATGCTTTATGGATTTTCCACACGATGGCATTGATCGCATCAGTCACATCGGAATCGTCGTCAAGGTTGGCACAACAAGCGTTCTCTGCATTGAGGGCAACACCTCCGGAGATGGAGATCAACGCAACGGCGGAATGGTGATGGTTAAGCGTCGCTATATTGGCAAAGAGATTGTTGGTTTCGCTAGGCCGAAGCTCGTAACCTATGCAGGAGAATATCCAGTGGTCGAGCCACTTCCACAGGCGAAGCCGAAAAAGGAGAAAAAGAAATGACACAATTTAAGGCACTTGCGGCATCATGGGCTAGATCATCAGTGGCCGGAATGTTAGCCGTCTATATGACAGGCAATACGAATCCAAAGGATTTAGCGATGGGGCTTATCGCTGGTCTTGTTCCAATGTTGGCACGCTGGGCTAATCCGAACGACATTTCTTTCGGTCGCCAGAAGTGAGCGTAGGCGAATGGACGGCGGTCGGTGGACTTGTTCTTGCGGTGCTGACTGCCATCTATTCGTCAATGAGATTCATGGTGAAGTCGATCATGCGAGAGCTTTCACCGAATGGTGGCAACTCTCTCAAGGATCAAGTCTCTCGAATTGAGGCTCGTTTAGATCAACTATTGCTGGAGATTGCTCTCAAGAAATAGACACGCCGACGTCAATCTTGAAATTGTCGGACATAGATGTCACTCTGTATCTGGGAGCATTCGACAAGGCTCCCACGGGAGCAAAAAATGACATCAGGTGAAATCGGTTTATTCTTGTTTATGTGTCTGGCCTGTATTTTATGGTCGATTGTGAGCTACACAATGGGCTACAAAGAAGGCCACAAAGACGGCTATCAGCGAGGCAAGGCCGTTGGCCGTCACGCATCATCTCAGGCGGTGGCTAAGTGAGCTTCTTAGATAACTACGAAGATGTAGCTGCACGCATTCAGCGATTCTGGGCTACCTATCCAACAGGCAAAATCCACACATCAATTATGGACGTGAATCTTGAAAAGGGCTACGTTCTAGTCGAGTGCCGTATCTATCGCAACTACGAAGATCAAGAACCAGCAGGCATCGACTATGCATTTGGCAACGTGAACACCTACAACGTCCAGATGAAAAAATGGTTTGTTGAGGACACAGTGACTTCGGCGATTGGACGATGCGCAGGTCTAGTTCTAGGATCAGAAAAGCGTCCAACAGTTCAAAATATGCAACAGGTAGAGCGTATCGATTCAAAGATTGTTCAAGATTCTGCCGTTGCCTATGATTATTGGAGCACTAAGTTTGGAGACGTGCCATCGTTTAAGACACGCGAAGAGGCAGAAGAGGCCGGTATTCCGACTCTTGGAGTAGCTATTGACACAATCAAAGAGACTCTAGGCGGCGTTCAAGTAGCTGCTGCTCCATTGTGTTCTCATGGTCACATGATTTGGCGAGAAGGAACGGCTAAGACTGGAAAAGGCTGGGGCGGTTATATGTGCTCCGAGAAGGTTAAGGCGAAGCAGTGTCCGCCAGCTTGGTACATGCTCGGATCTGATGGACAGTGGAGGCCTCAAGTATGAGCCGCGTAACTGAAATGATTGATGTGGACACGATGATTGGCCGGACTCTAATTGATGGCAAGATAGTCGCAGAGTTTAAGTGTGAACAATGTGATCACTGCCAGCGCATTGAGATTCTAGATCGTGCCGGTTATCTACGTGCAGTCGGAGGAGAGCCTGTGTTGTGGTTCTGTAGCAAATGCAGAAAATGACTATAAGCGCGGCTGATGAATGGGCTATCCATAAGCGAGCAGTCGATGTTGTGTTCTCATACAGTGGCCAACTTGGAACGACAATTCACTACAACTCCAAGCTAAACAATCACGAACAGGTAACGGAATACGCCGAATCTCTGGGAGCTGAAATGATTGTGGCCAGATATTTCGGCCTTGACTATGACATCAACGTCTCAAACGGTAAAAGAGGAGCTGATGTTGGTCAAGGTCTAGAAGTGCGCTGGACGTCATACGTTGGTGGCAATCTGATTGTCTATCCGAATGATCGTGAGACTGACATCGCAGTGTTAGTAGTCGGCAAGTCGCCGGTCTATCACATCGCCGGCTGGCTTCCAGTAGCCTTTGCT